TACGAAGAATAGCCTGATCTCCGGTAGCGTATTGGACAGTGGCGGAAGTGTTGAGGTTAACATTAAGAACTTCTGTGGAGGCTGTTAGATTAGTGTGAGCACCATTGGCAACTAGGAGGGTTGGTACTCCTATCGACGTTGATAACCCTATACTTGTAATATTTACTATCGCCGTTTGGGTTGTCCCCGAACTACCAAAAGTCCAATGGCTAACACCGGACGCGAATGAATTTCTAACAACAGCACCGGCCGCTGAATTGTTGACCCAAAACTGTATGGGACTATTTACTTGTGTTCCAATATTTAGCCCTCCATTGAGGGAGGAACTTAAAACTGCTGTATTTGCTATGAACAAGTTGGAAGAAGTAAACCCTGCGGAAAAAGCAGCTAAAGTTATTCCCGTACTCAAGGCCGCTGAATTACTAAGTACAATAGAGGAAAAGGCCCCTGTTCCATTTGTATTGTTAATAATTGAAAGTCTAGTAACGGCATTCTGGTCGGTTCTAATTAAAAGCGCATCGGGAATAGTTGGTACAGGAAATGCTGAAAAATTCCCAATAATCACTCCTCCATTCTGAAACCTCGCTGCAATATTGACCGGCGTTGTTCCCCCTGAAAACGTAGGCGCAACATCTAATCCTACTTGAACGCTTGAAGTTCCTACAGCGGCAAGGGATGGATTAATCAAGTATCCAGTAACACCTAACCCAGAAGCTGCCGTTAATGTCCCGCCAAATTGTATGTGAGCATCTGCGGCGGCTGTAGCGGTCCAAGTGCCATTGAAGATATGTTGATTCTTGACATTGCTGGTTATTGTAGCTACTCCAGTAAGCGTGGAAGTCCCGGTAAGTAACCAACCCCCGCCCCCACCAGAAGCCGACAATGTATGTGTAGCGTGCGTATAAGTCAGCCCGCTTCCAATGGTCAGGAATTGCACAGTATTATCCGTATCATCCCATCCAAGTAAGGTATTAGCACCAGGATCAGTAAGGTTAGAAGCCGTGCCACCATTGGCAAGAGGCAGTATTCCAGTTACTCCAGAGGTTAGCGAGACACTCCCCCACGTGGGTAGTCCACCACTAACGGTTAGAACATTTCCAGTGGAACCTATTCCCCTTCGTACAAGGTTGCCGGAAGAATTTCTGTAATAAGTATCGCCAGTTGCGTCAGAGCCAAAATTAGCAGTCCACACTCCGGCTTCACTAATACTTAATCGTAGACTACCTGGGTAAGATGTTCCTATGTATACATTCAATCCTCTTGGACCGCTTCCTGTAGGACTAGCATCGTCACCAAATGTGAGGTAATTTCCAGTCCCTCCGTGCATCGTTATGTTTGATCCGCCAAAGCCAGGATTAGACCCATCTACTTGCAGTCTGTATTGATTATCGCTAGTAAATGAGTTTTGAATAACTATTATTCCAGGGTCCATACTGAGTTGTGACTCTGGTGTAAAAGATATAGTGGAAACCCTGACGCGAAGGTTACTAAGTGCACTCGAAGCCCCTAACCCTAGATTAAAATTGCCATCTATAGAGGTGTTTTGCGTTAATGCCCCCCCTAACTTAACAACTCCCGCCGTGTTAGTAAGTCCATTCGAAAACGATAGTGGTGATCCACCCACCAAGGCATCGGCATACTCCTTATCAACCAACGAATGTGTTTGTGTTACATACCCCGTGGCTGCGTACTCCAATCCTTTTAATGATGTACGAGTATCAGTGAATAGTGCAGAAGTTCCTGTGATGTCAAGTTTGGTGATATGAACACCACTTAATCCACCTGAACCTCCAGCTATATGAACTCCAGTGGCATCTAGAAGAGTTTCCGCACTAGTGCCTAGACTTGGGTCAATGTGAGTAAGTTGAAGAACAGCAATATTTGCTAGTAACTTGGAAAATTGTGTATAACCCGAGTTGCCGGCTACTACGTCGAAGATTCCGAGCGGTATAGAAGTATCTCCCCAGCGCACATTATAGGCGCCATCAATACTTACATTTTGCTGTAAGTAATTTACGCCCTTTATAAGCGTGCCAGCATTCTCTGAGGTAGAGTACCAAAGTCCAGATGTGCATATACCTAAAAAACTTGTTATGCAATGGTATTGAAAATACGCTGTTTCATTTCTATTTAGCAAATCAAAATTTCCAGGACCGGCAGCTATATTAAATCTATCGCTGCCACCAGAAGAAACAGTGACATAAGTTGTAGAACTTATAGCAACTACTTTTACGCCTATAGTTGTACCCTCTGACGGCATAGTTGGTAAAGTAATACCAATAACACTCCCTGTCGCGTTAACCGGTACAAATTCACCTGGCGCAGCAGTATAATTAGAGGTCTTTACAGAAGTTGGAACTAATAAAGATTGCTTTAAACCCAGTGCATAATTTAAATCTGTTTGATCACTTAACGTACCGGTGATAGTACCCCAAGTTCCCCCACTACCTCCCCCACCGCTACTGCTTATTTGAATAATAAACTCAGCTCCATCATAAATTAACCAATACGGAGCACCTGATATAATATCGTCAGTACCTACAGAAACTATTGACCCTGATAAAACCTTTTTTATATTTTTTGGGGTTAACCCGTTTAAAGACAGTGTTGCGCCTGCTGAACTATTAGCATGAAATTTTACTTTGATACTATAAAACGAAGTGTATGAAACGATAGCCGGGGTTACTGTAGCAGTATAGGCTGTACTTGTTCCTCCAGTATTAACCCCAGCATATTGATTATTATTAACTTTAGACGCGTTCTCATCCAAAAGAAAAGTACCAACACGTAAAGGGGTATTGGCATCTGGAACGGTTTCGTTTTTAATCTGCTGGGCTTGCGTGGTTAACGCAGCGTCAGTTTTTGGTGTCTGTGAAAAAATTTCGCCGAACGAAACCAAAAATGCGAAAAGTATAAATATTTTTTTCATATATATAGTATTATGCAAATGGTGCTGAAAACTCATCACTAAAAACCCCGCTAGCAGAAAGAATATCTCCTTTAGATATATTCACTAAAACTGAATCAGCTTGCGTTAGTAAAACTTTCGCCGTGGATAAAAGAGACGCTTCACTAAGTGATCTCTGATATTCATCTCCTTGTTTCTTCCACGGTAATTCATCTATTTCCACGTAATCGCACATTAAAATCTGCTCTATTTTTTTATGCATGAATTCTGGTAAAAACTCAATTATATTCAAAAGCCTCTTGGTTACCATTTGTTTACGTAAAGATACTATAATTCCGGTAGATAAATTATAATCCTCGGAATCTACAGGGTGTGTTTCTTCATAAAAAACAGCATTAAGCCTTATATAAAATTCCTGATTTGCCCCCTCGAATGCAATACCATGAAAATCATCACTATTTGTATACTTAATAGTTAACGAAGGTTTCGCATCGTATGATACCACGCGTAGACAGTCAGATACAGCTAACACAAGCTCGCTTACCGGATCATACACGTCGAGTGTAATTATTGCATCTTTGGCTTCTGGAAAAATTGACCAAAGCCAGTTTATATATTGATGTGTAGAGTGTGGCCTAACATTTATAAAATCTAAAGTCGCGATTAAAACTCCGTCCGCATACATACGCAGCTTAGGAGATATTCCTCTTGACTCAGTAACGTAGTCCCACCATACACCAATATATCCGTTAGGTTGGTTACCAGTATTTCCATCTGCCAACGACTGTACTACATATTGCGCAGTCCCAAGACCGAAATAAGCTAAAGCACGATCGCCGGTATTATATGTCGTTCCAAAATCATAATCTATTGGCGCGCCTATTAACGGACTATGATCCCAATGTGTAGATGGCGAACCAGGGGAAGAATTTAATGGGTTAGGCTCGTTATTTATATTGCCATCCTCTGTGGATACCCAGCGAGTTTGAGTTGTAGGATCATAAACTTTATCCCCAGTTTGATAAGTAACCGTAGCATCCCAATCCTCTAACAGTGCTTCGTTAAATGCAATATCTAACCGATTATAAAGCGATTCTAAAAAATCAAATGTCTGTAAATATTTTTTCTTCGGTATAAGTTTAATTTTAGTCTGGTTAAACGTGAGTTTATCCGGCGACCATAATTGTATCGGATTAAGGTTAGAAACCCCTAAAATTATAGCAGCCGTATTTGGATCAACTATCATACTGTCCTAAATAGTATAAAGTTAGCCTTTCTTTCGAATAAAAAAAAGTCTATATTATCAATAAAATACGGCACATGATCTGCATTAGTCTTACTTATACCGATTGACTTATTCGGGGAGTCGCGTATAAGTTTATATTGGTCCCAGTTTAATGGATAACCCTCAAACTTTATAACCTCGATACCATGTAGTACCGCACCCGTGATTTCCATATCTTGATTTTCCACAACTGTAACAACGCTTATGCAATCACCGGCAAATAATGTAATAGAGGCAGTAAAATTTCCAAGGCCCGAAATAAACTTAAAAAAATTACCTATATACTGCGCTGCCCCAATAAACAAAGTAGGCATATGGCGCAGAAAGTTTCTTCCGGGAGTTAATTCTTTATTATAACGCAATTCTGGATCATATAGATTCGCAGCAGCAAAATAATCCACCTTTGCTTCATAACTTAAAACATCGAATATAGATCGTAGTTCCTTAATTGCAAGTACAAACTTGTCATTATCCGTATCAAATGTCTCACTAAGTTTTTCTATCGCTCTACGGGTAAGTTCAAACATCAATGATGCAGCAATCCAGGAACAAAGAATGGAAATTTTTTTACCCACATATTTAAATGGTGGCACGTATGTATGCTGTGTCTGTGGGTCATCGATCAGCGAACCGCCTGCTGTTAGTTGCCATTTTCCATAGCCTATGTCTACGCCATTATTTATTGCATCCGTTTTAAATGTAGATATATAGTTATTTACGTAACTAAGATCAATAGAATTACTACTTGAATCAAAAAAATGTGCAGCCTCCTCTATTCTTACTTTTAATACCCCTGCGACTTTTTCATAACCAAGACCTATATTCCATATTGCGTTAGCCGCTGCAAAACGTTCAGATAAGTTATCAGTAAATGGCTTAGCCGTAAAATTATACCCACGAAGATGGAGACCAAGCATATTGACGAAATCTCTTCCGCAGCCTATAGAAAAAAAATCGCTATAAAAATTATCGCCTCCCGTTATGCGTTTAATAATTGCATCAAATCCCTCACCTACTCGTATTGCTTTTGTTGTCGATGATGGAAAAGTAGTATGTGCTATTATATTTATAAAAGAAGAATCTCCATAAACATCATCCGGAACTACATAAGCATCAAATGGAACTACCGTTCTAAGATAATGCATTAAAATATAAATACGCGTTCCTTTTTTTATATCTAACTCAACAAACGAACCAAAAAACCAAGTTCTCCCGTCCGTTCCATCTACTCCTAAATTTACTGCATCTATAATAGTAGCTGCTGACGCATCGGGAAATGGAACAGCGTCATCTAATCGAATATAGTAAAATCTAATACCATTACCCGACGGAAAAATTAAATTGTCATTTGCCGGTATTCTGTATTGATATGCAGCGTCAGATGATAGATAAACAGAAAAATCAATTTCGTATTTTGTTGCTGTCTCGTCTGCTTCGATTAACTCAAATATTCCATAATCAGAATAAGGTATAGTTGGGCCTGTTACTTTAAAAGGATTTGGTGTATAGTTATATTTTGTTTTAAACTCATCAAACACTTTTTTAGGAAAATCAAGTGGTGCGGCTAAATAATCCGTCCAAGCTCCAGTAGGAGCAGCAAAGGTATAAACCTGATCCACAAAATCATCATCGGTCGTATTCCACATCTCCATTCTACATACCCGTCTGATAACTTGCGTGGTCAGTGTTACATCAAGTAATGTCGCAGCAGCTATAGCATTCCCATCTAAGTCTACGGCCGACTGCACATCTACATCCGTATCTACACGACTTAATAGTTTGGTCCAAACATCGTCTTTCCTACTACCCAACTTTATTTTATATTCGGACGAATTGGAAAGTGCAGAGATTGCCGGCAAATCTAAGATACCTTCGTGAAAAGTTTCCCACGTCACGCCAAAGTCGCTTGACACTTCTATAAGTACAGTTAATAGGGTATCAATTCCAAGTGCCTTTGCGGCGTTTATAAAATCCACAGCGGTCAATACATACGTTAATTGCGTTTCAAAATTCTCCACTACACTTTTAAACGTGGGATTTCTGGTAAGCGTTAATGGAGCTTCTTGGACACCTTGCGGCTCCACTACAACTAAAGACCCGGCGGGTGAAGTAAGTGTGACACGAAAATTATACTTATTCATACACCCTTAGTAAGTCCATTTAGAACGAGTAACTTGTCTGCTACCATCCCGTTTAACATATGCTTTTAAAATCTCCCCATTCTGTTCTATTAAATCAGGCTGGCGAGTTTTATATAATGCGTCTATAATAGATTTAGTATCTACAATTATAGGCTGTATTTGTCGTTCTCCGGTCGCTGAACGCGTCACGGCGGACATAGCGAGCGCGGACATGGTTTCGTCGTTAGTCAAAACTTCCGTACCGCGCGCTAAGTTTAATATCTCCGGACTTGAAACTATAAACGGTCTACGCCCAGGTTCTCGTACTAGTTCCATTCCGTGGCCGACTATGGCAGGACCGCCAGGGTGGTTACTTGTACCAATCTCGTATGAGGGTAATGGAGCGGCGGCAATAGCGGCCAATTGCAACGCGGCAACGGCCCCGATAAGTACGGCAAATACGGTCGCTACCGGATATGGAAACTCTTCGTACGCCTGCGCGATTCCAGCCGCCGTAGAACTTATAACCTTAAATTCTGATGCTATTTTATCAAACTTAGCTTGCTTACGCTTTATTGCATTTTGTTTTTCAGTTTCTGCTGCAAGCTCTTTTGTGTATTTTCTATCAAGTGTGGCAATAGCGTTTTTATTATCTCCTGCTGCCTTTACAGACTGCTCATGTTCGCTAGTTAATAAATCAATACGTGCCTGCGATGCTGCAACCGCAGCTTGGTATTGTGCATCCCCAAGTCCTTGTATGGCATTACTAAGGTCAGAAACAATCTTAATCGTTTCTTGCTTTGCCTTTTTATACAGCGCAACTTTTTGGTCTGCTGTTAACTGTGTTTGTTTTACTTCTGTATCTGAAAACTGTTTTTGTAAATCTTGTAAAGTTTTATACTGCTCAGCAGTTAACATACCAGTAACAGCCTGATATGTCATTAAGTTATCAATTTGAGTTTTATACTCCGCTAGCTCAATATCAATAATACGTGTAGAAGACTGCTTTTGTAATTCTAATTTTTGTTTTTCATACGCAACAACTCCAATAGACCCTGAATTAAATTTAGTATTCAGAGCAGTCATACCACTGTTAAAATCTTCAACGGCTAACCTTTTACGTAACTCTAGCCAGTACTTTCCATTGTCTATTATAATTTTTCCAATAGCTTCCCGCTCATCTCTTGCAGCCTTTTCTTTATCACTTAAAGCTTGCTCATTAATCGCGCTATTTTGAGATTGATATTCTTTATCCTCTTTAAGTTTACTTTCTTTAAGCTCACGCTCAAGTTCTACCAACTTTATAACATTACCTCCACTTTCTTCGAATATCTTATCTTGCTCATCCGATGTAAGTTGTATACGTTTTATAGCCGCCTCTTTCGCCGTAGCGAGTTCTTTAGATGCGGCCACGGTAGCAAGCCCTACCATAGCTTCGCTAGATTGCTGCGCTGCCTGTATTTGCTGTTCAGCAGTAAATTCCTGGTTACCTATAATCCGCTTATTAATGTCAATAATATCTTTATAAGTATTTTCACGAAATTTTATAATTGCATCCTGTGCGGCTTTTTCCGTATCAATTTCACGTTGCGATGTTTCTTGTGTAATTGTATTTATTGTTTGTGAGGCCCGCCGCTGCCCCTGGAATAATTCGGACTCGATATGAATACGTTTTTCCTTAAGATTAGATAACTTTTGCTCAGCTTCGTAATTATCTGCCCCAACTTTTATTTCTCCTTTTGCAATTTCTTGCTCAAGGTCGTTCTGTTTTAATTTAAGCTGTATTTCTTTTTCAATAGCCTTACGTTGATCGAGTGCAGCATCGAATCTATCTTGGTCGCTTTTCCTAATTTTATCTCTAGAATCAAACAAATCTTTAGCCTTACGTTTCTCTTGCTCCGCTATTTCAATACCAATACTTAATTCTTCTTTACGCTGTTCAATTTGTTTATCCGTTAACTCCGCTGTTTCAACCGCTTTCTTTATATAATCGGCAGCCAAATTATTTAATCCTAATTGATTTAATGTTACGAATATAAATCCAGCAACTGCGTGATCTTGTAATCCTAAAGCATTGGAAATACTTTTACCTAAATCCGCAAATTTATCCTTTACCACTTCAATAGCTGCCGCCCAATCTCCAGCCGATTTAGCCGCAACATCTTCACCCTCTACACTTCGTTCAAAAAAACTTTCCAAAGCCGTTTTTACTAAAAAAAATCCGGCAGCTAAACCAGCCAATCCCAAAGTAATAGGACTAGCAATTATTGTTAATAATTTAGTTCCAAAACTAGCCGTTGCCTCTCCTGCCTCTACCGCTTCCGGCGCAATAGATTTTAACGCCGGTATTAATTTTTCAATCTCCTCACGATACGCGCCTACATGTCCTTGCGCTTGCCCCATACTATCACGAATCGCTTTAACCCCTTTATCTTGGTTCTGAATAACCCCTAACAAGTCTTTACCTGATTTAGAGTTACGTTCTTGCTCCGTCCTTAGCGCGGCATACGCCGTACGGTTTTTATTTAACGCTTGCTCGAGTTGGGTAAGCGACGAATTAGCCGCGGTCATGGATTTAGTCCACGAATCTTGCGTTGCCAACGCCTGCTTATTTTCATCTTTTAGTTTTTGTAAAGCTAATTGTGATGCCCTATAAGAATCGGTATTTTTCGCGCTTTCTTTTGAAATCGCATCCATCACCTTAAGCTGTTCTTTTTGTTCGGCGGTTAAATCCTGTATTCCTTTTTTAACCTTTTCCGTCGACCCACCATTCCCCAGAGCATCCGACATTTGCTTAGACTTAGAAATAATATTATCCTGGGCAACGAGTACCGCCTCCAATGCTTTAGTAAGAATCATCGGCGCCTGGATCGCGTCATCACTTATAATATCTTTTCGTTCAAGTTGTCCCATATACTTTTACGAGCCTTGCGATTTAGGCGATTTTTGATTACGTTTCTTTAAAATTCTTTGATATTCATTAAATGCCGCCAAGGTTATACTATCTTGTACGCAAAAACCAAGCGCTGCATTGAGATTTGCCATAATTTCTTCGTATGTAACTTTTTTTCCAAACCCCTCGAGCTTAGCAAACCGTTCCATTTCCTTAGTCTTCATCTCAATTCGTGTCACAAGATTGTTGGAACGAGTCAAAGCATTGGTAAGACTATCAGCATAGGTCACGCTATTTATAGCCGTGATTTGTTTTTGAATATCTTCAATCAGTGCATCATTCAACTCCCCACTAATCAAAGCTCGATTATATAATTCCATTTGCTTAGTCACGTCACCTTTAGTCTGTATAACATAACCCTTACTTTGTAAATCTTCGATAATTTCAGTATCTACTTGAAAACAAAGTTTCATGATTTGCCCCTTATCCACATTATATTGTGCAAGCAGTTGACCGTAGCTTATAAGCAAATCTTTATACGTGCTATACTCCATTTGTCCCGTTAATTCGCTATTAGCTTCTACAATTGTATCCCACTGTTCCCTAAGTTCTTCGTCTGAAAATTTACCTTCTTTAACCAGTAACCCGTATGTTCCATTTTCTGCTACGGTTAAATAAGTACGTAGCGGAATATCTTCATACTTGTAACATACCTTGTAAGAAGGCAACTGTTTCCGGTTTAATATCTTCGACAATCTCATCTTTACTTTTTTGAGTAAAACCAAAAATGCCATCATAATGCGCTGTTAATTTTGCAGTCTTTGTATCGGTGGCGAATGTGGAAACTGGAAATTTTTCGGCTTCGAGAAAAAACGAATCCTGGAAATCTCCACTTAACCTTACGTCTACCTTACCACCGGCCAACGGGTTTAATGATTGCTTAAACCGCGCATACGGTTCACTACGGTACGTTCCCAACACTCCACCCTCCGCGTTTTGTCCGTGCATTAACTGATTTGTATTAAGGTCAATAAGTTGCGATTTATGATCACGCACAATTCTAAGTAAACCATCGTCTACCTTTTGTTCGGAAAACGCCTTAAGCTTTGCAATCCACTCTTCAAGTTTTCCAGCAACCATACTATACTTAATTTAAAGTAAGGGCAGGCAACCACTCCCGCCCCTACGTTTGTAACCTTACGGGGTTACGTTCAACTACTACAACCTTTAGCTAACGGGCAGACAGCTAAGCCCACCCGTTATATGCCTACCGTACACGGCAGGTCTTTGTCTCGTCTCTATTCCAGATCATTAAGGAATAGATGGTACAGTTACGGCCCCAAGCGACTCATACAACTTAATACTCAAAGATGCGGGCACCTTAATATTAATTGTCATAAGAGCAACAAAGGCAGCAGCTGATGTCAAATTATAAACACCATCAGCATAAGGAGCCGTGGCAATCACGATCGGTACACCGGCAGACGTAAATGCTTCAAAGTCCGCCGCAACCAATCCGCTCACAGCCGTTCCGTCGCAATCCGTCTTAACGGTTACATGAATGGAACTGGTAGTGCGGGCCGGGGGAGTAGAAAGCTCTACATTAACGTCAATCAATTCAGACAATGCACTGTAAAACGTCGAGCCATTCACACGTGCGCCGCTTGCATTAAATTCCTCGCTATCGAGCAGCGTGATCTTAAACGGCGAGAAACTTGGTACCGTTCCATCCGATACTTTGATATTTTCCAGGTTCGCAAGCGAAAGAGTAAAGCCTTGAAAATTACCCGTCGCCGTTCCATCGTCTGTCATGCCATAGATATTCTTTTTAGCATCGACGAGAAACGCACGCTGGTTGTCTCCGCTGTGGGTAAACAATGCTTTGTGTGTGCAAAGAGATTCAATGAAATGGAACCTCCACGAGTACTTACCATTCGTTACAAAATTATCTGCCCAAGGATTCGATTCGTAAACCGGCTCCGTTGACTGATCATCCACGCCTTTAAAGGGCGGGTACTTATGAATCCTTACATCGGGATCGTCGATCAACGCCGCGATCCAGTTTGCAGCTACAATAGACTCAGCCGCAGTGAATTTAAATGACATTGACGTCGTTATCATTCCTATCCACCGGCTTGGTAAGTCCTTACAAAGCTGCAACCCAAGATTCTTTTTTTGGGGTACACAAACTTCTGCCATAATTTTATTTTTTAGAGTTTTTTAGTACAACATTTCTCCTACAAACAATCATTTCCTGTTGACCTAATTCGTAGATCAACTAATTCAACAGCGTCCAGGGGATCGTTAAAAATATACTTCTCGTTAGCCTCAAGTCCAGCAACGCCATAAAACGGGCGGTCCCATTTAGTATGGGGCGGAGTCTGCATGGTGTCTTCCCACACAAACAACCCAGAGTCTGTAAGCTTTTCAAAAAACACTTCCACCAACGGGTAAAGGATTGGTTTTATCACATGCTCATAACGTTTTTCAGCAGTATAATTTTCCTGCGTAAAATGGAGAAACGCAATGTTAAGCGTGTATTCTACTAACTGCCCGGCGTTCTGAGTCTCTGGAAAATCCATCCGTAGCGCAACGAGCGGATATTTTTGATACTTATACGTCGAATCTTTATTCTTAGTTAGCAAATTGTTTGCGATCTCCAGCCTATGACCATACATATAAAATGGAAACAACGTATTTATCTTGGCGTTATTGATTAAAGCTATGACTCTTGCGTCAGTGCGCATAGCCGTTATAACTTCACCAATATCGTCTACAAGTACTCGCATCCCCATTCTTTATAGGTCAAAAACATTTTGCGGCATCGGCGGACAAAATTCATTCGCCAAATAAGCCTGCATGGTACCGTATTGATTCGCAGCAAACAAATCGTTAAACGTTGTGCCACTATAATACAAATAACCATACAGCCCACTCGATATCCCGCTTATCTTAAGCCTACCAATTGCAAACAAGCTGTATTTATTCCAACCCCTTACAATATTATCCCCCGAACTCACCACCTCACTATTCTCACTACTTGGTATTACGACTCCGAGCTGCGTTTGCTGCTTTACCATCGCCGTCGTATAAAGGGCGTAGACCATTGGCACGAGCATCGCGTGCATACCCACCCACTTATACGGATAGTTTGCATACGAATAATCGGTACCGTTTTTTAACAGCATCCATCTATTATTGGTTTCAATCTTATGCCAGTTAGCACCCTCCACCACTACGGCCACGTTATCAGCAGTAAGAGACTGCCAAACATCGTTACCGAAAGCAACCTGGGCACCAACAGCATAACCGTTCGGCGTAACCTTCTGCACCCAATCGGGTATCAGGGCTAATGCCGCTGTCATGGCGTCGTAAAAAAAGTCGCCGAGCATCTCTCGTAATTGCTCCTCCACATTGGCGTTAACAAAGTTCAAAAACCCGTTAGGATTCTGATCTAAGTTTGGCAATGCATAGGGAACTATATTGAAATCGTCGGCAACTATGTCAAACATGTAAGATAAGTTAAGCAGTCTTATTTACTTAGTGTTTCATTATTTTAGCTGTAAATGTCGCCACCATCGTTGCCGATCCAGTCCAGCTTACTGCGTACCATAAATATGGGCTGTCAGGTAACCGTATGGAATAGTTAGACGATGCATCAGCGGCAGTAATAACTGTAATAGCGGTCTGCGTCTCACGCGTTGGAATAGCCTTAAAATTTACACCGTCAAGACTTCCAAGCAACGTAATCGACCCGGCGACCGTACCGCTCACTTTAGTTACTACAACCTGAACAGTTACAGTGCCGGGCCCGCTTACACGCGATTTAGTATAAAGTACCCCCGTCCCTGTATTTGTTACTGTATCTTTAATCGTAACTGAAGCCTGCAATAATGCTTGGCTAAAAGTATTCGTTGCATTGTAAAGATCAGCATATACGGAAGTTTGTGCGTACGAACACATACTAGTGAGTATAAACAATACAAATGCCGCCATTTTCACCCATCCACGAGTGACCAACTCTTTAGCTTTTTTTGATCCCACATGATACTTTGTACCTGTTTCATGATAAATGTCAGAATCTGTAGCTATAACCTCGACCGGAAAATCAACTGACGCATCTTTAGACACGCTTAGTTGCTTCGTATCCGGTCTTTCTTTTTCTTCTTGTTCTACTTTTTCCTTTGCCATAGTATTTTTAATTTTTCGGTGTTAAAAATTTTTTGCCTAAGCCGCAGCAATTTGTGACTTAATATCGGCTAAGTCATCATATACAAAACCAGCTGCATCATTTTCGCTGTGATAAGAATGCAACCGCATTTCAGCAATCGCAGTAATCAAGTTAAGCGTAAAGTCTGCATTCTCCCATCCAAACTGCATTGAAAAATCTTTATATATAAGATTTTTAAAACAATCAATAGCGATAGCTTGAACAAAGCCTACTGGTACGTTATAATCTTCTACAATCGTTGCGCCGGGAACTTGCCGCAAATTTAAATTCATGTAAGAACCTTGTGAAACCGCTTTTTCCATATCCATATTAGCGGTATCAATCGGATTCATGAAAATTACAATCGGACTATTGATAAACGCTTTATGAATCTGTGCAACAATAGCACGGCAGCAATCCCAATTATTTGGATTTTGGGTAGACAACCCCGAAGTAGTGAAACCCAAAGAAAAAGTTTGCACACCTCCAGGAACTGTACCGGATTCAACGCCCGTCATAAGCGCAGTATTCACAGCAATCTTAAGCTGGTATGCTAACTCAATTTGAATAAAGGAAGTCATACCGTCAATATCATCAAGAAGTTCCGTTGCAATCTTCATAGATACGGCAACCTTCTTAGCAATTGACTTTTCAACTTCAAGTGTAAACGATACGCCCGGCTTAGCAATACCGGGACCGATAAAAGCAGCGATACCAGATGCGGCAGGAACCTTCTTATTTACCCAAGGTAACGTTTCCAACCCTGTACGCCCCTTAGTAAGATAATCCCAAAATGTTGGCGACGTTCTACGAATATCAAATACCTCACCGCCCATACGAATCACAGAACCAGCGGCAATAGTAATTGTATCGCTAATTGTATTCGCGGGGGTCATTGGCGAATTCGCAGCCTTAATTTCCATAACAGGTACAGCCAAACCACGTTCTCCACTCTTAATCCGCCCAATTATATCCTTGTTTTTTGTATGCCAAGAAACAACTTGCGCACGAATAGACTCATCTATAGGTTGATTAGCAAGCTGCCCTTTCATTGCAGTAATTGCCTCGCCCTGCGCCACAAGTATTTTCATAACACCTTTATCAGCATCAAGCAGCGCCTTTACCTGACCAACATCAAGACCTTCAAAGGCTTTTACCTTAGCATCAATCACCGCAGTGATTTCCTCCTTAGTCAAAGATTCAGGACCTTCAATAGATAACCGCTTTTCCAGCATTTCTAGGTATTTATACCCATCGCTATCTTTTTCCAACCCGTCTTTTTTAAACTTAATAGCCGGCGCGATGGCCAGCGTAGCAAGCCCAGCAACAGGATGCAACCAAATGCCCACGATAACGGCAAATGTAAACAATCCAACGGCAAACAAACCCCAACCCAATTTTATTTTCGGGAATTTGAATAGCCTTTTGAACGCTGTTAAATTTTTTCCAAACTCATTTTTCATACTCGAATGTTTTTTAAGTTTTGCACCTATAGTGCCATTTCTTTTAAGTTCAATTTAAATCCATCTAACATAAACAAATTATCCCCGGAAGTCGTGGTACGAGCGTCATCAGATGTTTGCGAGTCAAAGTTTTGCAAAAATGATTTTTCGGTTTTTGTTTCTTTGAGTGCCTTTATTTGTTTAATAATAGATTCAATTTCACGCCCGCGTTTATTTGATACATCAAACTTGCGGAGGTATTCTTCAAGATGCTCCACATTTACATCGGCTGATTTAATATCAATTAAGCCAGTTTCCGGATTCATGCCATAGAATACCGTACTATACTCATACATCTTAAGTTCCAATATTTCTTCCGCGCTTTTTTCCAACGGCTTACCCTTAATCGTATCATAGCCATAAGAATGTTCAAGCGTTTTTCCATGTGCGTTAAAAAATTTATAATCCGAAAAAAGATCGCGTGCAACCTGCTTCTCTAAATTCAACGCACTCTCCACTACCGCGTGCGTATCGGTCTCATACATTTTTACCGGAACACCAACCACGCCAGCATACTTTAAAGTATGGTCTACAAGATGCTTAATCCGGTTCGCGCCTTCGTTAAACGTTTTCAAAAATGCTCCTTTGCGAACAATATCGCCACCCATGTCTTTATTATTAAACTTAGATATAGAAATCGTTACAATACCCTTGTCTGCAACATCCAGCACATCGGATTTAAACACTTTTGTTTTCATTTTTCTTTTTAATTTTTGCGGCTAGCTTATCCTGATAACTCCTATAGTCGCGATTATCTTTACGCTTTTGCCTCTTTATTTCGTTTTGCAGTATGTTTAACTTGACTTGCATTCAATTGATATTGCTTTAATTACCATTCAATTGATATTGCTTTATTGGTGGCTGATTTTCTATTTGACTCGCTTGCGCAGTAGCGTTTGCAGCCGCTTGCTCATCAGCAGCTTTCTTCGCCTCACTCTGACTATATAACTTATCTCCCTCTGGCCCTATATTTGGCATACCAATATACTCAAGCCATTGATTCTTTGTTATAATATCATTAACATAAGAAATTTGCAAACCTGTAGATGCAGCCTGCATAGCACGTCCAGCATTTAACTCGTCTTCCTGGAAAATAGCTAACTCACTATAATCCGTACAAATCTTGCAGGAATTATCAGCGGCCTTAAAAAACTGATTATACTTTGCCATATCCCGATAGTTATTAGGGATCACATTGTTATCATAGAATTTTTTATGCGCTGACTCTTGATTAGAATATGTAGCGTCCGAATCTTCAAATAATACAAATGGAAAACCAAAACGTTGACATATTGCTCGTGCACTTGCTAAAACAGTTTCTTTCGTGCCAAGCCCTTTTACGTCAAATGACATCGGATTCCACTTTAACGCTATTTTACTTACCACATACTGGTATTGATCCCACGACATTCCATACTTAGCCAAGTCCGCTTGTATATCTTTTTTCTGATCATTGGTCATCGGTATATAACCAGCCACACTATCCTTAGTCGCTGCCGCGTCATGGGATATAAAACCAAGCGGGCCTTTCTTACGCAACAAAACATTGTCCGCTTCCATTGCCGCACAAAGGTTACTAACCGCCATGTCTAGACCTACAAGGCGGGATTGCGGAAGCAAAAAATTATTTTCAAATGATTGTACAAAACTATCTTCAATAATGAATATTGAATTTGGTGGAAGGACAATAGTTTGCCCCATAATACTTACGGAGTATTCTTTAACAAACTCTTCAATCTTAGTTTGATATAAATATTTTCCGGTAGGCATGCATTTAAACAACCAGGGCGGGAGATTAATCATTGCCTTTGCATAATCTGGTTGGTCTTCAAATCCCGCAGGGACTATTGGCATAACAGGACAATAACCATACGTTTTCTTATATGCTACCTGCTGTCCACGAAATTGCTCCCATGATTGTAACGGATTTGGATTAAGTAATAAGGCTCGCATACGAGTTGACCAGGGATTTGTCGCCTCGTTTTCTTTACCCTTTCCCTCACTTCTCAATATTTCCACTTCGCCACTTATATCGCTTTCGGCCATACGATCAATAACAGACGCAAGTGGGTAACAATAATCGTAAGCCCATTTTTGTTGCATCGGCATACGCAAACCTAACCAGACAGCTTCCTGCCCCTTAAGCCGCATAATATCCCCATTACCATCAGTTGGAATAAAATCAATGTCACTACCCATTCGACCAAAAGCATTTGGCCCGGCAATAGTTCCGAATAAATTATTAAAGAATGAATTTAATCCGGTAAAGCCTCTATCTACTGCCATCTATGAGCTAACGTTTTGTAAACCATGTGCGCACAATAGCTAAAAAAATACGCTCTAAAATTTTAGCGGCCAGTATCCCAGCCGCTATTTTTAAGACCAACAACATTATACAGCTGGATCCGTAGAATCAGTTTCAGCATCAAGCACCTGAAACTTTGCCTTTGCTACCGCCACAAGATCAGCTACCTCTTTAGTCTCTTTCGAAGAAAGGCCACCACTTGCTGCATCCAACTTCGCTTTGATAAAATCCAAATCCTTTTGCACCCCGTCCGCCGCATCGTTCATTGCCTGAAGATCGGCTTTAATGTCATCAAGTTGTCCCATGATTTTTTTGGTTTGTGTTAAAATTTCATTTAATAAACTTCGCTTAGTTAGTCTACTATAACCCATAGCTAAGATATTTAAACAAAATTAAACAAATTTTAGTCAAATAAAAAGCTGTAGCCAAAAACCCTATTCCTGGTGCCAAAAATGCGTATAAATAGCATACCGAATAGCATCCATAAGGTGGTTTACTTTATCAATCGGAGTATTCGTAGGCTTACCCGTGTCGGGGTCCATCATCCACATATACCGTTGCCTCTCATGTTCAATATTCTTTGAGCTTGCCGTAAAGTATATTTCATACTCATTAACTTTCGCTATACCAGCCCGTATACTCCCTGCTCCTTTACGCGCTGCAATAGTCATAAGATCAAACTGCCGTAACTGTCTAATCATATCCCCATCATGCTCACAATATATAGGCATTTCATCTGTATACTTATTCGCCTTATATAATGCTTTTAGTTGTGTCGCAGTCACGGCTGGCAAGTAACACAACTCATGCACGTATATTTTATTACCAATCCGCCTGCAATCTATTGCCGCCGTCGGGTCCACTGTATATCCAAAATCTACGCCGCCAAATTTTCTTTCTTCTTGCCACGGAAAATCCTTATCAAGTATTTGTTTCCAATTCGGATATATTAATCCAATAAGATTTCCAGTACGTCCACGTGCGTACACATTCCAAAGGTCTTTGTCTTTTATATTTTCTGTTTTTGCATGATCCTTTTCGTCCAGGAACGGATTATGCCTATGATCCGATATCCAGGTTTCTACCGTAGCATACAAATCATTTCCATCTTTTGTAGTACCAATCAATTTCTCATGTGCCCAAAACGGCGCGCTTGGATTATAGTCTATAACAGTTCGTACCCGAGTACGTTTTGCATATTGCCAAAATATAGGGTAAGCAACCCCGTTGGCCTCATTAACGAAAAGATATTGCCGCTTACCTTGCTTCGCACTCTGCTCATCAGTCGCACCTAGAAACTCCATAATCCAACCAGTATTAAAAGTCACCACACGCTCACCCTGGTTCCAATTAACAATCGCCTTATTTATAAATTCATTAGAATGATAAATGGATTCGGCGATACGATACGCGCCCTTCTTACTATCGGGTATAGACTTATTAACAATCGAAATTATTGGGTCAATCTTTGGCGGTACTGTAGTAGAGGCGATAATAAATAACTCCTGCATCGTAGCATAAGTTTTACCACTGTCCGTCCCACCTTGTAGAATAACTATATCAGCTTGAGACTCGTGAATCTTTTGGAAAACTGGACCTGTTTCAAATATCCCATCGGGATTGACTAGCGAAGGGCGCGATAAAATTAATTCTTTACCCAAGTAAACTAATCTTTAATATCTTTTTCATTCGACGCAAGCGCAGGCGCGTTATTGTATACATTGATTTGTACGTTCATCGTAGTTCCAATCCCTTTACCCGTTACTTCTATTTTACTTGGTGCGTCATACCCCATTAACATAGCCAACTCCTTCAACGACTTTTGCTTATCACACAACTTTAACTTAACATAGTCAACCTGTATCTCCACCTCCTCCGGATTCCCATCATCGTCCAGACCTTCACCTTCTGCTACCTCACGCCGTGTCTGTGTTGTAATTTCTTCAATACAGTATTTTTGCTCCTCTGTAAGTTTATCAAAATCATTTAACGTTATCCATGTATCATGTAAGTGCGCTATGGAACTACGCGCGATCTTAAGATGCTGCTCAATTATCCAAGACTTAGATATGCCGATGTTAAACTCTACATTATCACTAAGGTATTTACAGTAAGCCTGTATGCGTTTACGCCTTACTATCTGCGATGCATTGGTTTTCGCATTATTATCTCCGGCGTTAGGATATAGAACCTGGTACGCACGCCTTCCATTCCAATCCAATATGTATTCTTTGCAGAATGCGCGATCCTTATCACTAAGGCTCTTAAACATATCGGGCTCCACCTCTCCATCCTCGTCTATAACATCGACTGCCTTAGACTCCTGTACTTTACCCACTGCCTTAGATTTCTTACCCTTCATTGCTTCGGTAGATTAGTCCCGCATCGTACCAACACCACACTATCTTTGGGCGAGATTTTTTCAGCCTTTAAAAATTTTTCACCTTGTGGCCTGACGTCCCCCGCACTACACGCGGTGCAAATCATAATCAATGTTACAAACCATAATATAACCAGTACTACAATTGCAATAACTTTTATCATGACAAATTAATTTTCTTCTTACTACTATGGCCGCAAAATATTCCTTCGCAATTAATAGCTTCGTTACCTTTATTAAACATAGCAATTGTAATTTAGTACTCACCACAACGGATTATTTTTCTTTGGGCAGTGCTGTCCTGGTATTCTTGCTTTCTTCATTAAACCACAACCACAAAGTCCACATGTCCCTTTAGTATTATACATTGGACACGGCCCCTGCCGACACAATTTTAAGCGCTGCTCCATCAAACTCTCATTCGCATTTACTAATTGTAATACTGTGCCTTGTACTATCCCCACTACATCCATAACTTAAAATTAAAAAACCATTCCGGCAAACGAACAATTCTAAGCCCTGCGCTGGGCGTTCGTCCTCTAGGGAATGGTTTTACGGTTGTTTCACCATGATGTAAAATTACTATAAATTTTAGGGCTTTGCTAATGCCTACCATTTTGCTTAAAGTCCTCGGTAACAAAAAAAGTCCCGTAAGGGTAGTCTATACAAAATATTGTGTGGCTACTCTTAGAGAATATTTTTTGTTATCGAGTTACCGAGTTGGTTATCAAGCAGTTATAAGCGACTCGGTAACAAGGGTAACAAAAACCTAAACCCATACTGTGTACTTTTGACCTAAAAATTTGCTGTTTTTTCTCGGTAACAAAAACCTATACAGCCCTAAAAAGTAAGTTTTTGTTACCGAGTTTTACCATCAATTTCATTAAATTTTGTTAAACATTACTTCGCCCTACTTTAATAACATGTAGATATATACCGCGTTCCGAGTCTCCATTTTGCAGTTTATATAATGTTTCAACTATTCCTATATTCTTTAAATCTTCGGCAAAGTGTTTACGAATTTGTATTTTAATCTCTGGTACATAACCGCCCTCTTCAGTCACGAGCCATTCCCGATATAAGCCATACATTTTCGATATACTTATAAGTTCTATATCAAGTTTAGGGTTTTGTTTTTGTAATTTTTGTAACGCCGTAAACTTATTACTTTTTTCCTCGCTTACTTTAGGTACAATGTATCGTGACCTAAACCACAGTATTGCATCTTTATCCCGCATATGAAAGTCCTCAGTAGCTTTGCGCATTGCGTCTGTTATTTTAATTTGCCCGCCATTCTCGATTAGGTGTTTGATTCCAATATTTAGTATATGGTTAAAAATACCTGCTAGTTCATTGTCATATATCGCAGGCATTACAGCGTTATCTTTTTCCACCCTCACATCCATTGCAATAGTAATAAGACGGCGGGCAACAGCCGGATTAAAAACACTATAGCTAAATCTATTCATAGCAATAAGCAATCTGCCATAATTTTTTACAGGCCTCCTTGTTACGTGCATCTGCCATCCTGGTAACGGCTCTTGTGCTGCGACCTTTAATAACATCTCTAATTTTTGAAATGGTTGAGAGTCAAAATCGTATGCAAGTAATTTATTCTCCATCTGCATCGCTTGCGTTTGTGCCTCTGCCGTCCCACCGAATAATATACCCGCCGATACTGCGGCAGAATTTTCGAGCCCAATGACCCGGCGCGTGATTTCAATGAGCGACGATTTGCCCGTACTTGTATCGCCAACCAATAGCATAATGATATCTGCTCTATGCTTGGAAAGACAAGACGCCACAAATGCAAAGTAAGCTGTGTGTAACGTCTTGTCCGGTATCTGAGTGTTAATCCACTGGTCAAACTTAGGACAAAGCGCCGCCGGTTCGTAGCAGTACGGTAAAAGTGTAGTGAAATTATAGGACGACTCATGGTCAAGCAATTTACGTTTACCAGTCTTTATATTTACATGTAACACCCCGTTCTCAAGATTAATGAATACCCCGTCATGTAAATTACCCGTACGTGGTTCTAACGCATCCCGCATCGTTATTAACTTTAACTCCCGTATAGCCATATCCAAATACGGCAACGTCCTGAGTAATTTACGGTAACGATCTTCCACGTCACTACGATCCACAAAATTATTAAGCAGGTCCACCACATATTTAGCGTTACGCTTAATCCAATGCGTCTGCTCAAAAATATAGAAGCTTGCCTGATCTATGCAGCATATTTCAACGTGTTGGAGGAACGCAGACACGAGCGTATGGACATGCTCGGGCATCCTTTCTTTCTTACTAAGCGTTAACTCAAACTCTTTAGAACTTGGTAAAGGGTGGGCCTTAAGCGTTGCCAAAGTGCTAAGATCGTTGAGACCGTTATCCGCGCATATTTTAAAAAACGTAGCGATAGTGATTTTACGATCACGCGGAGTCGCCTCGCCATTACAAAAGTTTTCATATTGTGTCTCTATTGTGTCTGCGTTATACTTAGGACTAAACTGGCTTAACCTGTTAAACATATCATAACCCTTCACACCGAATGCGTTTGCAAACGCTTTACCAATCTTAAACCATTCCGGGTTGTCACCCGTAATATCTAGTTCCTTATCCTCTAGTTGTTTAACGTATGCCTCGGCTTGGTCCCAGGTCTCTTGGTCGGCGGGGCCGTGTTGGCGAATTTTTTTTGGCTTAGAATTTTTTTCGGCCTTACGGTATGGCTGGAGAATGGAAATAAGCTGCGCGTGTTGTTTGGTGGTAAGCGGCTTAAGTTTTAATAAATCTCCGTGTTCAAGTTGGTACTTCTTAGAATTACTAAGGTAGCATGCAATAAACCGCTTCGAATAATATAGTTCGATCCAGTTAGCTCCACCTAGTCCCGTCCAATCCGGCTGATTGTCTTCACGTTTTTCGTAAAGGAAGTATATGTGATACCCATCCGATTTGGTTTTTTCTACTACGACATTGGCGGCCATTTTTTTAATAATGGAATTTTTTAGCGCCAAAGTCTCTGCGGGCGTTACTTTCTTAGTATCCAAGTCAATGCAACATAGATTGCCATGCCCCAGGTAGAACCCGCAATGACTGCGTGATAGGATCGACGCGCTAAAGGTAGAATGGTACACGGTTAGAAGTGGGTCAGCCATTTCTGCCGCGTACCCCCATTTAATCTTATTGGTCGGGTTTGGCTTACGTTTCCATCCTATCGGGGCATTGGTGGCACGCGCCGCGCGCAGAATAACAAAGCCACGGTCGTATAGTTTTTTAATTTCTTGTTCGTTGGACATTAGTAAATCTCTAACTTAAGTTTTTCTGTTCCGTGGTCCTCATTTGATTTATGCAGCCCTAATAAAAAATCAGTTAAGCTTTTCTTAGCATCGTAATATTCTCCGTCATTAGCCAGTTCAAAACTTCTTGTTACATTTTCAATTCCTACACCTGTCACTATCCTAACTGTTTTTGTTTTTGTCATTGCGGCTAGGGAAGATGGGGATAAGGTAAGCGGGAGTTTTCTAAGGTATGTAAGACACCTTTCAGAGTTTTCTTGGTAATAATCCGTTAGATATTTCATTGGAACGTTCCAGGGAGCAGGGCGGCAAGTGATTAGTTTTGTGTGTGTCATTTGATTTGTTTTTTAGTTAAGTTTTTTTATAGTTGGCTATTCTATCCGCAATCTCAATTTTCTTTAAAGCAGTATAGGCTTTTGATTTTTTAGGCGTGTATCCTAACGATTCAAGTGTATGGTCGTTACTCAATATTGCCCACACAGTCCGTTAACGTAGCATCGTTTTTGCCAAATTTTTATATAGCCTTTAATTTTTTCAACCATAGGTCTATTGTTTGTTGTGCCTCGTTATCTGCCTTTACTCTTTGTTGTTCACTAAGCAGGTGCCAAGCTTGCCGTGTAATATACTCGGGGCAACCAAGGGCAAAAGAGCAGGCGCAATGACCAAGAAAAGCACGTTTATTTATAGATGGATTGGTAAGACTATTTAACATAGTGTTTGGCCACTGCTTTATAACAGCGCGCATTGCCGCCCCATATATCTTATGGTTGCCCATAAAAAGAATTGCCCTTTGAAGCATTACAGGCTCGTCTCTTTGCGGTAACGTGTGCCACATACCGTTTAGCCAATCTTCCCATTGCCAATAGGGTACCCAAACTTGTTTAATCCCGTTTCCCATTTGATTTTTTTGAGTCCCAACTAGTGGAAAATTCCTGATTTAAAAACAAAGCGGCGAGGCCGGTAATCTGCTTAAGCCTTAGTAATTCGTCACGATCCATTCCTATATGCCTAAGTATCCAGGCATCGCTCATTCCAGCCTCGACAAGCTCGGCAACAATATTACTCATTAGTTCAATAGAGTGCGATCCCCTAGCCCTGTTATGGCGAATCGTAGAGGCCATACGATTTGACTCATCTTTATTAATAACGACCACGGGCAGCATACCGCCTTCTCTATCGAATATTCTTTTTGATGTTTGCATAACGGTGTATCGATGGTAGCCGTCTACAATCTCATACACGTCCTCTTTTTTGAGATAATAACAAACTATCGGCATGGTAAAACCATCTTCCCATATACTGAGCTCTAGTAATTTCATTTCAGGTGGAGCAACCGAATTAGGATTATAGCTATTGGCCCTAAGCTTTTTGATTGAAACAGACTTAACATTATAAACTGGACTTGATAATGTATTTTTCATTTTGGGGTTGTTAATAAAAATATCGGTCTTTTGAAATTATTTTTTAAATGACTATCGCCGTAGCCTATAATTTTTCCTTTAGGTTTCCGGTAATTGGTTTTAGTTTTTACCATGGCTGAATCTTTGAGGGCTAATTCTAAGATGGTATTATTTCCTAAATTAGAAAATTCTTTTACCCATTCATTAGAATCGCCGGGAAGATGGTGAAGAACCGATAGCGCGAGTACAACATCGAAATGGATTAGCTTTGTTAACGTTTTTAGATTAACTAACGAAAGTTTTTTATTAACAAAAAAGATATTAGGGTTATTTTTAACCAGGGTTTCACGCATTTCAAACTGATGGAACTCGAAAGACATAACGGTACATTGAAAATCTTCGGTAAGTCTCAGACCAAAGTAATTCATGTTTGCGCCTATGTCGCATACAGTGAATGGCTGCTTAAGTCGGCTACAAAAATTTTTAATTATTTCATACCTAGCAACGCATTCTCTTACTCCTGTTTCTACCTTATTACCTTGTTGCCAAGAGTCCTGATATTTCATTTTGCTGCTTTTAATTCAATATACTTTTCCAATCCCGCATCTTTAAGTTTTCTTTTTTCCGATGTTCTAGAAACACTCATATAGGTTAGGCCCCAATCGTTTTTTAATATTGTTATACAAACCGCTTTCCACGAAGGGCAAATTCTAAAACTATGGGGGATATTTGTTTCATCGGGGATATCAGATTTAATTTTAATAATTTCGTACACATCGGGCTTGGTGCATAATTTGGAAATTTTTTTTGTATTCTCAATTTTTATTCCTTCGGCAATCATTTGTTTAATCACACGTGGGTTTCTCCCGTAACCTTTATTTTTCCAACTATCCCTAAGTCGGTTTAGATGGAAGAGAAATTTTTTTTTAGTATCCCCGGGTAACGTGCTAAGTAGAAATTCTGCGTATTCTTTCCAAGTAAAGTGTTTGGGTTTAGTAATTTTTCGCCAGCCCATTGCACTGGTACCTCCGTATATTCCGCCAAAGTTACAACCGTTAACGCGTCCTACCATCCTCCCCCAAGTATTAGGGTCAATTACCCTGTATAATTTTAAGTTGTCTTGGCCACTTTGATGGAAAGGACTTGCGAGTCGCATCTGGTCAATGGTTAGACCGGCTTGGTAATATAGGTCGTAAGTTTTATTATAATCAAATCCAAATTTTGCATTTGCTCTCCAAATATCCTCGGTTTGCCAATCGTATATAGGGTAAAAATTACATGTGCTTTTGTCGATTGTTTTAGAATAAACTAAGCCCTTATGCATATATCGACGATGCTGCGAAGTAAATATAGCTCGGCGTGTTAAGGATTCTTCCGCTCGTATGCCAATGAGTACCGCGGTGCTTCCGTAGGTTTTGGAGAACCACTCAGCAAACCAGATACGGGTGTCGAAACCTTTTGTGTTTTTTACAAAATGGAAAGGACAGTTATCTTGATTAATTACATAATCGTATTCCGGCATTGATCTAACCCAAATATTTTTTTTCTTATCATCCCACGGAGTCCAACGAGTTTCGTACATAGATACCGAACAAGCTGCGGAGATTGGTAAGCATAGCCAATATTTTTTATCAATCTTAATTTCTTTAAACATACGATCCGCGTACTCATGGGTAAATCGATGGTCTGCTTCGTAGTCTTCATAATAAAAAGCGAGCTTATGGAGAAGCTTATTTTTAAGCGCGTATTGGTAAGCAAGATTTAGCAGTACGCCGCTATCTTTTCCGCATGAAAACGCAACTAATACGTTATCGAAGTCTTTAAAAATTAATTTAAGTCTTTCGTTTGTCGCATTATATACGTTCATTATTTAATTGTTTTGATAGCCCGTAGAACGGTTTCGGTAGTAGACTTGGTTCTAAATTTTTTCATTAGTCGTTCCTCCACTATTCTAAAATCTTTCTCTTGCGCGGTTGTAAAAAGTAATTGTACAACCATTAAATCTTTCTTCGCTGGTTCAACTTCCACTATAGGTGGTTTTTTAGGTTCGTTACTCCGGGGTGTCTTATTCCCCATTTTATTTAAAAGTTTTTCAGGTACCACCATACTGTAACGCTCTAAAAAATCTTTCGAGGTGCCGAGATCTCTTTCAATTTTTTTGATGTCCACATCTCCAGCGGTTGAATAGTCGAATATCGCTGACATTTCCGTAAACTGTTTTTGACTTAGTTTACGATCTGGAACCGATACCCAAATTTTTTTCTCCTTCCTTGCTTTCATTTCTTCAAGCCTGGAATTGCCGTCAATAAGTGTGAGGTCTGTGTTGCAAACTATCGTACCTGCAAGGCCGAAATTTTTCAAGCTTTCTTTAAAACGCTCAGCGCCAAGTGCGTTTTTAATTTTGTAATTGACGGGCGTAGGTTTGATTTTGTTAATATCAACCAGTTTAGGTGACCATGTAATTGTATTCATATTATTTATTGTTTAAGTAAGTTGCTTGCAATTCTAGGTTCTACGTTAATCAATCCTTTAATACCAGTGATATAGTCTGCGGTTTTTTCCATTACATCTTTAAGAATCGCGCTAGCTTTTTTGCCTAAGGTTTTTGGAACTTCTAGGATAATTTCGTCATGCCAGACAAAAACGATTGGTAACTCTTTGGGGATGGAAATCATTGCAAGCTTAACCATGTTTGCGCCCGCCGCCTGCACCGGATTATTTTTGCCTTGGTTCGCTACTTTCCATTCCTCATTCTCTTTTAATAATCTACGTCTGCGATAGGGATCGGCAGAGTAGCTAACTCCTGTTCTTACAGCCTGCTTTGCATTATTATTTAACCAACGGACCACAGACGGAATAGCCCGTTTATGTTGTTTAACGATAGCCGATGCAGTTTTTTCATCGTATCCGGTTTGCTCCATGAATTTATAAACGCCGCCACCATACGCAAGCATGAAGTTATTGATTTTTGCATCTTGCCGAAATTTAATATGTGCTTTGCATTGGCATTTTTTTGGAAACGTGCAGCCCTTTTCTTTCCCGGCAACCCACTTATCCCTAAATACTATACTAGCGGTAAGAGCGTGTATGTCGTCCTTTCGCAGCATAGCGTCAATCCAAATACGTTCGTTTGCCTTAGCCGCCATTATACCAATCTCCTGGCCGGAGTAGTCGCCAATAACAAACACATGACCTTTTTTCGGGACAAAAGCTGATCGGTGTAGGCCTTCGGTTTTTAAACCATGTATGGGAGGATTGGAGACCGCGAAGCGTCCAGTACTTAATATTTGTTCCCAAGAGCAGCGTATACGATTATCCGTATCTACAGAATCAAGCCAGCTTAAGCCATATTTGGAAATTTGTGTGAATAATTCACGGGTTTCAATAAAGGTTCGTAACGTATTGTTATTGGTACGGGCGAGGGTATTCTGTAGATCGTCGAAGGAATTAATAAGTATTCCTTTAGAGAAGAAGTATTCTTTTACTTGCTTCGGACTGTTCCAATTACCTACAGTCTTCGGAAGTTCCGTTAATAATTTATCGTACCTAGCCTGGTTATCTAAAGTAATTTTACGCCAGATATTTTTATCAAATCCCAAACCTAGAACTTTCATTTGTATCACACGTTCCACCACTTTGTTTTCCAGCAGCGCCACTTCTAGTTGCCCGTCCCGTGTTAGTAGAAACTCTTGTGCCTTTCTTATAGGCAACAGCACCTCCGCATCGTACCCCGCATATTTAATTTCAGGTTTCGTAAATGCCAATCCTTTTGGTCGATCAATAAAATTGGTACGAATAGTTTTATCTGTTTCCGGCAACCCGTAACGAGTTACCATATACTTTAAACTTGAGGAGTATTTTTTTAACTGTTCTTCGCGTTCGGGGGTTGGGGCACCCTTACTTCGCGATACGTTCAAACCGATAATAACCTGTTCACATAATTTTGTATCCCATATATTTTCAATCTTGATCCCGGTATTTAGTTCAATGTACGGACCGTCAAATTCTGCCGACTGGATAACTTTACATATCGCCGGGTCTTCCAGTATATGCTTAATTTCATTAAAGTAGTTGGTTTTCCCAAAGCAGTTATGCCAAACTTTTACTTTTTTACCATCGTAGTAACTAAGCATCCAAATAGTTCCATTATACGGATGCAATCCCGTGGTCTCTATATCTACAGCGGCATATTTTTGCATGGCATGGTTGTTTGCGGGCCTTAAATATACCTAAATTTCGATATTTGTATAAATTTTTAAGTTATTAATTTTTATTTTCCTTTATTATATAGTATGTTTGCCTAGCCTTAAAGGTTAGGGCTATAAACAATAAACGCAATGAGTAAACAAACAAAAAACACAAAACAAGCAAACGATGACGCGTTTGTATCCGACGATGTTGTTGGGTCTGGTAAAGCCTCGTACTTCAAATTGGAGACTGGTGACAATGAGGTCCGGCTTATTTCTAAACCCATAACCGGGTGGATCGCATGGGGCGAAGACGAGGAAGGCAACAAGAAGCCAACGCGTACGCCGATTACCGAAGAGCCGGACGACGAGTCCGACGGAGAAAATCCACCAAAGAAGTTTATGGCATGCGTGGTTATCGACGCAGCCGACGACGAGGTGAAGATTTGGGAGATTACGCAACAGTCAATTATCAAAGCGATTAAAGCGTTAAGTTCCAACCCGAAATGGGGTAACCCCTTCACTTACAGCCTGTCTATTGAGAAAAAGGGTGAAGGTATGAAGACACGGTACACTGTGAACCCGAATCCGAAGGCTCCAATTTCCAAAGCCGCCATTAAAGTCGCCAGTGAGAAGCCTTGTAACCTGGACGCGCTATACGAAGGTGCGGACCCCTGGGATGAAAAGAACCATGACACGGTAACGGAGTACCATTTTAAGTAACGTGAGTTTGGTTGAGTAGTTTGTAAGCAAGAGGCGGCTGAGATTGGCCGCCTTTTTTTTAAAGTCAAAAATTTTTACCGAAATGAAAAGAAGTGAGTTTTTACGTAAAGGTTTACTCGCATTAGTTGCTACAGGAATAGGATTAAATGAGGTAAAAAGCGTCGAGGTAGAAAAATTTACTTGGGTAAAGAAAGTAAAAAAGATCGCCCAATTTAGAATAACACGTGAGGCCTTAAAAGACGGTCATTACTTTGCGTGGCTGCTTGACGAGTATAAGGTATATGGAAGGATACTAACTTACGAAATAGGAATGATGGATGATGATTTTACAAAAGACTTACTAACCGTTCGTATAGAATATGCCAACAGTTGAGTTCAATGACGATAAACCCGCCCTAGCATACATCCGTAAACGTGGTTACGCTTCATACTCTAGTATAAAGAATGTTAGAGATGCGGTTATACCTTCATACGCAGACGAGGCGTGGTTTAAATTTGGAAAGGAACTACACTCTAGGTTCCTGGAGGGTGTTAAGTTATTTACGTTATCCGTAGAGGAAGAAGTCAGGCTAACGTTAATGTTAGATAAATTGGATCGGCATCCCATTGTGCAGCGACTTTTGGCAAAATCGAAAAACGAAATTGCGTTTGGGCCGCGAAAAGTACTGGAAAAGTATAAATGTATAGACGGAGGGATTGTAGTGCCTGACATAATGGGACTGCCTGTACTTGGTTATATTGACATAGCCAACCGTCCAGATAACTTAGCCGATTTAAAGACTACGCGGTTAAGTAACATGAAAGCGTTCGTGGAATCAATGGATCTGCTTCAAGCCGCCCTATACTTAGAGGCGACTAAGGCAAAGGATTTTTACTATATCGGTATATGCAAACAAGCACCATATACTGTGATGGTGTTTAGCGCGAAAGAATACCCGGAACGGTTAGTGGAAGCTAGAAAGGAAATGGTAAGACTATTGAAATATATAAAAAGTGAGTTATGACTACTGTACAAAAAATCGCCAGAATTCGAACGCTTTCCATCCTACATACGAAACAGATGCTTCGTGTTGGAAATGCTGAAAAGCGTATGGCGGCATTCAGGCACGAGCAAATAAAATTGTTACGGTCGATCCCTAAAGGGGATTGTGTTTTGTATGCAGAGAAGATTGCTAAATATATATGCGTATGAAACATATAATAGCCTCAACAATGTCTGATTTTCATGCGGCACAACTTAAGTCAGAGCAAGAGCAACGATTTTTATGGTTTAGCGGCAAGCTGGAAAAAACTTCTACTGAGTGCTATATTAAAGAAGATGACCAGTGGATAGTTTTTGCAGACATGGTATATAAAATTATGTTTAATAAAAAGCTGTTTGCTTTGCCGAAAAGACAAGCAGGTTTTTCTTTTAATAAAACTACAAGAGAGTTTAAACTTTGGTTCGGAACTTCATTACCAACACTAGAATTAAAAGAGTTTTTTCTTTACTACAAAAAAGAATGGGTTATTAAGCATAAGATAAATACTTTTTTAACTAAAGGATTAATGGAAAAAATAGTAAAAGATGAGATAACAAATCCTACCGATGCGTGTAAGTATATTATAAAAATGAACCGGCTTGAAAAAAGTACTTCGGTTAAATTTCTTTTAAGATGGATTGAGGCTGGAAATAACAAGTATGATTTAATGAGGGCAAAATTTTGTGCCAAAGACTTAAATCATTTTTTAAATCCGGTCGATAACAAATTAGGGGTTAATAATATTGTAGATGATTGTTTTAAGCAAGCTGCTATCCTACAAGAGAAAATAGATTTTAAATGGAGTTTATCTAGATTAAACGAAGTGCATAGCCAATGGACCAAGCAAATAATGGCTATGGAGATCAGTTTTATTGGTTCTGTAACACTTAATTATAAAAATCTTCCAGCGTTCCTACCAGATGTAGAGGTAATACAAACGCAACAAAGACTATTTGAGGAAGGCTTTAATATGAAGCACTGTATATATACAAACTATTTAAAACAATGGAAAAGAGGGGATTATATTGTTTTACATTTTAAGACTGACGATTCAATTACAGCAGGTATTTGCTTAAACGATGATGGTAAAGCAGAAATTGATCAGCTTTGTCATAAAAGTAATAAGGCTTTAAGTGCATTAGAAGTGCGGCAAACTAGAGCAATTATTCAGCCGCATCTTAAAAAATTAACAGCCTCTATGAAAAGCATTAAAAAGCAAAAAGTAAACTAATGAAGATATACGTCGATACCCGCGAACAATTAGCATACTGGCCCAAGCATAAAATAAAACTTGATGTTGGCGATTATACCACGCAACGCTTACACAAGGTTTTTCATATCGAACGCAAGTCGCTCCAAGATTTGTACGGAACCTTGGTTCAGGGTAATCAACGATTCAAGGCCGAACTTTTTTGCGCTGCTTGGCATCGTATCTCCATTTGCGTATATGTTGAGGGCACACGCGATGCGTTTATAAATAAGCGTTTCCCCAAAGGCGACGAAAGGAAGTTTTCTACTGATGGGCTGGATAAGTTGATTAAGACCTTTGAACGTAAGTACCATTTACAATTTCATTGGCACCGGAATCGCGCGCATTGCAGGCGAGAGGTGGAAAAACGATTGCAAATGGAAGAAAAACGCCTAAAATCGACTAAATAAGGCCTTTTACAGCCCAAAAATAAATATGCAAATTTTGGCATACAAATAACTTATTCGTTGTATATTTACATAACGAAAAATTAACCACATGAAAACAACGCAAAATAAAGCCTTTGAAATAGTAATTAAACAAATTGGCAAAAGGATTGAAGTTGTTAATAAATTTTATACCGGCCAAGTTCTTAGCCCTGCTTGTGGTTATGCTGATATGAGCCAAGAACAATACGACGCGAAATTTACGGATTCTGAAAACCATCCGTCTAATTACGGGGGTGGGTGGCCTGAAATAGAATAAGACTTCGCGCACACTCCTCGATTGCGCTGATAAATGTAATGAGGAACGGTCCAAGCGTACCAGTAAACGCTTAATTTTTGGTTCATACGGCTCGGCTCAAAAGAGTATTCCGTGTAACCAATCCTTTAGAGTACAGACGCGCGACTAACGGCGCTACAGTTCGATCTGATCTGTACTCCACATTTAAAAACTATCAGTATGAAAAAGAAGGTAATGACTATTGATTGCACACCGACATGGCAAGCAGCGGCACAAATTTACTTAGCTGTTTTAGAGAACGGGTCGGAGGAAGGTAAAAAACAAGCGCGTGAGGGTATTATGCACATGGCAAGAATCGCACAAGCGTTTGTGGGAATTTCCAGCGCGCATACGCCGGATAATGTTATCAAAACCAGGGTTTGATAGTCCTTGGTTTTACCACGTAACGTCGAAGCGCCGTAAGGTTTCGCGCCGTGGGTTATACAAACTATCATTTAAAGGTGGTTAACCAAGCGGTCTACGGTCGGGGTAAAAGAACATGGCTAAACTGTTCGCTGCCTCTTAGTACACTGGTTCGAATCCAGTACCACCTGCTAACTTTATAAAACTATCATATATGAAACACAAAATTTTTCAAACATTGCCGGATGAAAAGCTATTACAGAATGACTGCCTTAGAAACAGTTATAAAATATCGCTAGATTCAGACGTTGAAATAGAGGTATTATATGACATAGAAAGTGTAGAGTCAAAAGAATTAGCGTATAAAGTAATTTCTAAAATCGCAGACGCGCTACCTTTATGAAATATTCAATCAAAGAACAAATCGGAGCCGTGAATTGGGCACGCAAGGTGGTTAAGCAAGTTGTACCGACGGAAAAGAAACTGGAGCAGCTTAACGATGCAGCTAGTACCCTATCGGCTTTAAATTTTATCGGACAGGATATTGTACTCATTGCGCCGGAACTTATACAAGAAGTTAAAAAGCTGATCCAGGCATGGGACGTATCAGAAACAATCGACGCACATATGTTTAAGATTGTGGAGATTATAAATCGTTTACCTAAGTAAAGTAATTTAAAACTATCAACCATGAAAAATCCCCTCAAGCAATATTGTTTCGTTAATCGTACGTTCAAGAAGTATTGGAGCGTATGGGAACTAGCCTATCCGGGCTACGTGGATGAAAAACAATGGCAATTGGTAAGTGTTTCGAAACTTAACCGGTTAGTCCCAACCAACTGAAATGGAAACACAAAAAACTATCCCGTATCTGATTGCAGATTTGCATTTTCGTATCACACTTTTGTGTATCAAACGCGGCGCAGTACACTTTACGTATGATTGTGCAACCGGAAGTAAAAAATATTGGTATATACCTAACTAAAACTATCATGGAACAGCATACATTAACCCTAGACCAACAAAGGATTTTTGACATTGTAGAAAATTCGTCGCGCAATATTCTTATATGTGGAAAACTTTTTTAAGGGGCAAAAAATTTCGGCCTAAAGATGTGTGGGAATCCGGGACCACAGTGAGCAACGATCCGGTGAGGTTCCAACGGGGTACCAAGAAGAGCAAACGTTATATGGTCGCCCGATTAATGCGGGTTAGTGTCAAAGGTGGAAGATCAAATGCCCGGTTCGATTCCGGAAACCGTAACGGTATGGTGCATTTAGGTTTGGCCAGCCAATTTAGGTTCGAATCCTGGGGCACTACAGATGAAAAATAATGTTAGTAAAATCTACTGGACCCTGGACGAACTTCGCTGGGAGCTTCGCCAGCCGGTCAGTCACCTACGTTTCTGGGCGCACACATTCGGCTTAGGCTCACGTAAGGGCGAAGGCATACAGGGTAATGGTGGAACTATATATTTTAATCCAGCGGAACGATTAAAGATGCGAAGAGCCACGAAGTTATACAGGACTGGTTACTATACGTTAAAAGGAATTGAACGGCATTTAACTAAAAAAGGGTTTGCATAAAATTATTATTGTATGGCACGAAAAAACATAACAGGTATATCGTTCTGTGGCTGGGAACTAAAAACTAAAGAAGAACAAGCGGTGAAGAAATGGCTAAAGGATAAGGGTATAAGCGCGAAACATTTTATGCGATATTTAATTAGGCAACATTTAAAAAAAGAAAAACTAAGCTAAAGTTATGCGTATAATTTGTTTACTTGTAATAATGTGTGGATGTTCGCAAAAAACATATACCAGTTCTTTAGTAGATCAAAGAAAAAAGCATACGCAAAAAATAACATCTAAGGATGTTAAGAATACCAGGTTAGTTATGTTTACCTGTATTGCATTAGGTATTTATATTCATTCAATTTTTGTAAAAGACTAATAAACGTATTACCACCACAACTATGACAGCCGTGCAGAAAAAAAATCAGGGGCTTTTGGCCGATAAAATTTCAAAAACGAAAAATTTTTCGCCAACAAAGCCCAACACTGTTTCCACCGCAGTAGTGATAGCAAGCCTAGAGAAACAAGCCGCTCCATCCATCCGCCGGGTAACAGATTTAAAAATCAAGACTAAGGGTGATTTTGAGTTAGCGGCCACGCTTGTTAAGCAATTAAAAGGATACAGTGCGTTGGCAAAACAGGAAGAAGATACTATGGTTAATCCTGCGAAGGCTACCATCAAGGCTATACAGGCACACTTCAAACCGTTTCAAAATAAGGTGGCGGAAATTGAGATGGAAGTTAAGGCAAAGATGAGCGAATTTTTAGTGGAACAAAAAAAATTATCGGCCAAGGCGGAACAGGATTTTGAGGATGGTAAGATCAAAAAGATTTCCACCATCGTTGCGAAGCAAGCGGAATTGCGCGTGGATAATGGAACAGCACAAGTACGGAAGGTTTGGACCTTGTTTATAGACAACGAGTCTAAAATACCCCGCGAGTACTTAGAGCCGGCAACTGATCTTATTCGCTCAGCTTTGAAAGACGGTAAGACCGTACCTGGGTGTAGATGGGAACAGGTAGATAGTATCGCTATATGAAATATACGTGGGGCAATCATGGGTTTTTTTGCAACGTACTTTTAAGCGCTATTGCCGGACAGTTGGTTGGTATAGTAATAGCAATTTTAGCTTGCTATATAGTATTTACGAACTTATAAGCGATTGAATCAATAAAATAAAAGAGTAAATATTTAAAATAAATAAACTATGGGACTACTTGATTTAATTTCAGACCTCGCAAGCGCAACAGTTAAGACCGCGCTAACTCCTATTGCAATAGTGAAGGACGTCGTAAACGTTGTCACCGGAGAAGAGCCTGACGCAACAAAGAAACTGCTTAAATCAGCAGCAAAGGACGTTGACGAAGCGGCAAAAGAAATAACGGATAAATTCTAGCCACCTGACCCCTATCGAACACTATAAAATGGAGATACGATGAAGCCAATATTTTCAAGAGAATGGGCAATGCCGAATAAATGGACTTTTAAAATAAAGCCCATAAAAAACCTTATTGAGCGCTATGTGGGTAATGGGAAAAACTGGATAGACCCGTTTTCAGGCGAATCTCATTTTACTGAGATTACCAATGACTTAAATCCTGATCGAAAGGCACAGTACAATCTTAAATGTGAGGACTTTATTAAGCTACTACCAGGGCCATTCAAAGGTTGTCTTTTCGATCCCCCTTATTCCAACGAGCAAACAAAGCGGTCTTACGAATCGTTGGGGATAAGATACACTTTTGAGGATAGTCATGGACTTTTTCAAAGTGAAAAGAAATTGATTGCGCCTAAAATAAAAAACAATGGATTAGTAATATGTTGCGGGTGGAACAGTAACGGATTTGGCAAAAAACTAGGGTTCCAATTAATAGAGGTTTTACTGGTAGCTCACGGCTCTATGCATAATGACACAATTGTAACAGTTGAAAGAAAGCAACCTTAACCCCCTCCCCCCATGCTCCTAAGTGAGAATGAGATGAAACAGATTGAAAGCGAGGCTAAGAGTTGGGCCGTTTCAATGATAACCGGACTCCCCGTCAATAATGAACGAGCGTGGGAAGAAATTTATAAGGCTATCTCAAAGCATCAGGCCGAGAAATACCAAACCAAGGTTGAGCGGTTGAAAGAAGATATTCAAAACATGGAAACGATTGAAGGGTCGTATAAGGAAATTCTCGCCTCCCGTGATTCAGAACTTAGGGAATTGAGAGAGGTAGCGCAAAATTTGGTACAGTTGATTGAGAATGAACCAAAAGAATCTGATTATCACCGTCATCGGGCACCGGGATTTAATGATTTTATTTCCGCAGATGCTAGATGGAACAAAGAAAAAAATAAAGCCCTCGCAGCTTATCGCAAAATTAATGCCCTTCCCTTCACCCCCTAATCAAGGACACTAAACGGAATAGAATATGAAAACAGGAATAGAACGTATTGCGATTGAACGCGCAGAACAGATTGATAAGCATGGGCGAACCATAGGAAAAGACCTTGCCCACAATGGAAAATTTCAGTTAGCCCTTGCCGCATCGTGGCTTGTAGCCCCAGATATTTTCGAGGGTGATGCTTTCGACAGATGCCCCGATGAATGGGATGAAAACCTTTGGAATAAAATGTGCTCAAAGGGTTACCATGAACGCCTGATTATTGCCGGTGCCCTTATTGCCGCTGAAATCGACCGCCTTCAAAACTCTTAAAGCCTAGCGCATAGACACCATGAAAACACCGACTTTTAAACTTACTAAAGGGCAAGTATATACAACCGACGCTCAACTAAACATTGTGCCTGGAGAGGGTAATCACACATCAGGAACTTATCTATGGATAGGCGATGACGACAATGGATGCTACGGCACAATTTCAGGGGTAAAGACGCTTGAGAAATTAGCAATGGGTATTCTAAGGCATTTAGGACATAAGGTAACGCTGCGATGAAAAATATTTTATTCCACTCCGGCGAATTTTGGTTTAATGAGAAGGGTTTTCCGCAATTGCTTGATTTTGGTCTGC